CCGCTCCTTATGCTTTATACGTACATGAAATGACTGAACCACCGTATCAAGACGTTGATTGGACTACTGCTGGTTCTGGTGCAAAATGGTTTGAAAAAGCTATACACAGGAACAAAGGGAAAATGTTAGAAATAATAGGTAACACAATAGATATAAAATGAATGCAACAGTAGTTGATATTAAAGCGATGTTGGAATATTACAAATCAACTTGTGATACGGATTTATATCCAATATATATAGGGAAAGAACCTGATACACCTATTAATACAATTACTTTGTTTGAAACAGGGGTATTTCCACAAGATTTAACTTTTGACAGAACAGAAATATATGAGAAACCATCTGTTCAAATACGTGTACGAAGTATAGGTTATTTGGAAGGGTGGACTATTATATCGCAGATTAAGGATATACTCCACGGTCGGGCAGGAGAGTCGTGGAATGGAGCTGTTTATACTTTGATTCGTTGTTCAAGTGGCCCAGCTTTGCTGGATTATGACAAGGCTCAAAGGGTGCGTTTTATTATTAATTTTTACATTCAACGTAAATGAATTTAATTTAAAGGAGGTTTAAAACTATGTCTTGTACTGGATTAGGAAACAGTAATGCTATTGCAGGTGTTGGAACGGCGTTTTTAAGATGGAATGTTGATACTGCTACATGGGAAAAGATAGCTGAAGTTAGTTCAATATCTGGCCCATCAATGACGAGAGATTTCATCGATGTTACATCGTTGGACAGCACAAGTGGTTACAGAGAGTATATTACAGGTTTCAGAGATGCGGGAACGGTTTCTTTAACTATGAATTTTACTCGTGCTTCGTATGATAAAATGAAAACTGATTTTGAAAGTGATGTGGTCGTAAGTTATGAGATCGTATTGCCTGATGATGATGTTACTTCATTTGAATTTTGCGGTTTGGTTACAGAATTACCTTTGGAAATTCCTGCTGATGATAAAGTTACTGCAAATGTGACTATTAAAATCACCGGTGAAGTTACGGTTAATTCTGGTAGTGATTCAGCTGGAGCTTGAGATTAAAATTTTAATTTATCACTAATCAAGTGTTTTTTATATTTATTAACAATTATTAAAAATTAATCAAAATGAAAGAATTAGTATTATTAAACAGAGAAATGCTTTTGCAGAAGGATGATTTGAAAATTGAAAAAGTAGAATTATCTAAAGGTTATGTTTTTGTCCGTGAAATGACAGGGCATGAAAAAGATGTATGGGAACAATCTATGCTCAAACAAAAAACAGTTAATGGTAAAGTGGAATACGAAACATCACTTGATGATTTTCATGGAAAATTAGCTGTTATTACGGTGTGTGATGCAGAAGGGAATCTTTTATTCAAACCTGAAGATTTTAGGTTACTGAATAAAGCAATGAGTGCGTCAAACTTGGAACGTATTGTAAATGCTGCACAAAAACTGAATGCAATTAGTGAAAAAGATAGGGATGAAATATTAAAAAACTCAGAAGCAGACCCGGAAGAAGGTTCCAATTCCAGCTCTGCCGAGAATTAGGCATAATTCATCCTGATAAATTATTGGAACAATTAACGGCACACCAATTAGCAGAATGGGAAGAATACAATAAACTTGATCCGATAGGTGAATGGCGAAATGATCATAGGTTGGCATATATTTGTAATACTATTTCAAATTTGGCAATAAGTATTCATGCTAAAAAAGGAACAAAAATGACAGATATAAAAGATTTTATGATTGAATGGGATAAACCTATTATACAAGGAGCTGATAAAGCAACTCAAAGTGTGGAAGATATGAAAAAAGCAATGTTGGGGATAGCTTCTACACAAAATAAAAAAATGAAGAATAGAACAACACCACCTAAAATGCTTAATAAATGAATATAGGAACGTTAATGGTACTTGTACGAGCAAGTACAATCGGTTTAGGTAGAGCTTCTTATGATGTGGAAAGATTCAGTAGGTCAACGGCTAAAAATATGGCTGTTGCCGATGCTGAAGTAAAAGCATTAAATAGGGATTTGATGATCCTTAGTAGGAACATGGTACAGCTTGTTTCTTTACCATTAGCTGTCCTTGCAGGTGGAGCAGCAATCACTTTTGGTAAATATGAAAGTGAAATAACAAAAATAATAGGTTTAGTTGGGATTGCACGTGGTGAAGCTGAAAAATGGGGAAAAGAAATGTTGCAACTTGGCCCAAAATTAGGAAAATCACCACAAGAATTAGCCGAAGCATTATATTATATTACTTCATCCGGTTTTAAAGGTGCAGAATCACTAAATATTTTAACTGAAAGTGCAAAAGCATCAGCAGCCGGATTAGGTGATACTAAGAATGTGGCAGATATTGTTACTTCGGCTATAAATGCTTATGGTGAATCTATAATTGACGCTACAAAAGTAACTGATATTTTGGTTGCGACAGTACGTGAAGGAAAAGGTGAGCCAGAAGATTTAACACGTTCATTTGCTACGGTTATTCCTATTGCTGCACGTTTAGGTGTTTCATTCGATCAGGTTGGTGGTGCTTTGGCTGCTATGACACGATTAGGGATTTCAGCTTCTACTTCATCCACTTATTTACGACAAACATTATTTACTATACTTAAACCTTCATCAATGACACGTAAAGCACTTGCAGCAATGGGAACAAGTGCTGAAGAATTACGTGATTCATTAAAGAATAAAGGTTTGTTAGAAACTTTATTGCAATTAAGGTTAATGACAAATAAGTATGGTGAAGAAATGATGGGTAAAGTATTCCCAAACATACGTGCTTTTATGGGGATTACTTCCATATTGGCGTCAAATATGGATGAAGTACAAGCTGTTTTTAATACTACTCGTGATTCTGCCGGAATGATGGCTACTGCTTTTGCAACAGCTTCTGAAACATTACAATTTAAATGGAATGCTGCTTTGGCTGAAGGCCGTTCAATGCTTATTAAATTTGGTGAAGGGATTGCCAATACGTTATTACCGATGCTTGAAGTTGCAACTAACGTATTTCATAATGTAGGTAATTGGTATGAAAATTTATCTCGTACAGGAAAAGAATTTTTATCATTTTTTACAAAGATTGCAATAGGAATTGGCCCGTTACTTATTCTTGAAAAAACATTTGTTGCAATAGGACGTGGATTACTTTTGGTTGGGGTTTCTATTGGAAAAAGTATTGGAAATCTTTTTAAATTTTCTGTAATTTGGGAAGGTTTAAAAGTTAAAACTGAAGAAACGGCAGTTGCACAAGGTTTGTTTGCAAGAAGTATGACTGATACTACAAAAATAGCAGCAGTATATACAAAAGCAATTCAAAGTTTAGAAGCTGCGTATATTGAAACAATAGGTTCAAAAGGGCAACTTATAGTTATTGATGAAAAAATAGCTTTGACATCTGCTAAATTAACCGAATTAACGAATGCGCAAGTTATTGCTCAACAGAAATTAGCAACCGCAACAAAAACATTTACAATCACACAAAATCAATTAAATAATGCACAAATATTATATAAAAATACTTTAGCTACATTATCAAAAGTACAAAAAGAATATAATTCAGCAAAGTATTTAGCTTATAAGCCGGGTGCTGATCCTACACTTAAACTTGAAGCGCATAGAAAATATGCGGCTCTTATACAAATTCAGAATATTGCATTAAAACAAAATATAGAACTTGAAAATTTAAAATTAAAATTTGAACAAGCTGAAATTGAAGTAAAAATTGCACAAATAGAAGCTACAAATATTTTAAATCGTTCAAAAGCAGTTGAAGCTGAATTAAGTGGATTAATGTCACAAAAACTTGAAATAGAAAATACATTAAGAGCAAATGAAACAAGACTATTAAAAATACAAGCGGAATTATTAACAACAGTTGCCGCAGCAACTGAAGCAAATGCAGCAGCTACGATAACAGTAACGGCAACGGCAGGAAAAGCAGCCGCAAGTATGACACGACTTGCATTAGCTATGAGTAAAGTAGGAACAGTTTTAGCTGGTATAGGAAAATTCCTAAAAACGAATTGGTTAATTATTTTATTTATAGGGTACGAAGTTTTAAGCCGAGTAATAAAGAAGCATAAAGAATTAGCTGAAGCTCAAAATTTACAGAAAAAAGTAAATGAAGCAGCTAATGAAACAATAGCAAATGAAGTAACACAAATAAATAAATATTTATCAATAGCAAAAAGTGAATATACCACACGTGAACAGAAAAAGAGAGCTATCGAAGATTTGAATAAAATAAATCCTATTTATCTTAGTGGTATTACACAAGAAATGATTGCAACGGGTAAAGCAAATTCAGTTGTGGATACATACATTAAGAATTTATATGCGCTGGCAGAACAAAAAATGTGGCAGGCAGAACTTGATCAAATTATTGCACAACATATTAAAGATGTAAATAGTGGAGCCAATAAACAAGTTGATATATATTCTAAAGTATGGGCATATATTAAAAAAATGGGAGGTGGTGTATTTGCTGCTGTATCACCTGCATTAGCACCCACAGCAGGATTTTATACTGCTTTAAAAGGTGGAAAAAAAGAATATGATAAATGGTTAGAAGGAGCAGAAAAACAAAAGGCTTTAGATAATGAAAAAAGATTTGAGAATGATTTAGCACTTGTAATGAAGAATGCTTATAATCATAAGGCTGCTGTAAATGATATAATGTATTCTTACACAATGTTAGGTGAAAATATTAGCAAAGTTTATGATAATGCTGCTAAAGCTGAAAAAGATTTTGCAAATGCAAGTAAAGCAAATTCAAAAGATGCTGCAACTCGTCAAGCAGAAAGTCAAACTGAAATAAAGAATACTGCAAAATTAGTACAACAACAATTACAGAATGCACAAGAGCAATTAAAATTCATTGAAGAAGCTAAAAGCAGGGCAGCACAATTAGGAAAAATGGGTGCAGCTTTATCGGAAAAAGAACGAATTGAATTTATGTCTTTGAATAAAGCTATTGTAGAGAGTTTTCCAAATGTGAATAAATTAAAAATGGCTGCAACTTATTTTGAAAAAGTATTAGAAGATTTAAAAACAAAATATAAAGGTAAATGGGATGAAATATTTGTTGCTGATGAAGAAGGTGGTTTTGAAGGACTTCTTGAAGGTGCAAAAAATGCAAAATCAATACAAGAAAAACTTAATGATGTTTTTAAAGATTTTAATATAAATATTCAAACAAGTTATAATAAATTAGGTTTATTGGGGGAACAATATGATTTAGTTGCCGAACAAGCTAAAATATATGAAAAAGCAATAAATGATATTCTTGATTTACAAAATGAAGCAGTAGCAACTAAAACAAAAGTACAAATTGATACACAACAACTTGAACAAATAAAATATTTATATCAACAAACGATTTCTTTAGTTTATGCTAATGAATTATGGGCTGATGCTGTTAAAGATGCAGAAAAGGATATAAGCAAAGCCTTTGAAGATATATATTATAATATGATGAAGTATAAAAGTGGCACAGAAGAATTATTAATTACTGAAAAAGAATTTGGAAAACAATTAATCGCAATAGAAAATGCTGCAAGAAATTCTGGTGGTGCTTTTGATGAAGTTTCTGCAAAAATAGAAACATATTCCAATTATATTGAAACATTAAATGCTAAAATTAAAAAAGCTATTATAAATAGTGATACGGCAGGTTTAGTTGCTAATTTAAAAGAATTACAGGAAGCCCTTGATAATTTAAATAAACTTAATTTAATACAATTTCAAAAACAATTAGAACAAGTTGATGAAAAACTTAAATTACTTGGCAGTGGTTCTGAAATGAAAGAAGTAAAATTATCTTTATTAAGAAATGAATTAAGAAGATTACAGGATATAGATATCAATTTGTTTGAAACGGATGTAGAAAAAAAGAAATGGGCGAGTGATGTGGCGTCTTTAAAACAACAAATAGTTGATTTAGAAGGTTCAATAAATATACTTACTAATTTAAAACAAGGTGCTGTTGATTTACTTACAGGATTTGCTGAAGCTACCGGAAATGCACTTGCAGGGGTAAAAGGTTCATTTAAAGGTTTGTTACAGACAATCATTCAGATAGCAAACGATATTGGTAAATTAATGGTGGCTATTGGTGCAGCATTGGTAGCTTTGGCACACGCTGATCCAACAGGTTTTCTTAGTGCTGGTATAAAAAAGAAAGGAACTGGACTTATTATTGGTGGATTAGCTATTATAGGGGCTGCATCTTTTGCAACTGCAAAAATGGAAAAACAAAAAGGTATGGCACAAGGCGGTATAGTTCCTGCCGGTTACGCTAATGACAGTTACCCTGCTATGTTATCATCTGGAGAAGCTGTTATACCACCTAATAAATTACCTGATTTTGAAAGAGAACCTGTGGAAGTAAAAGTTATTGTTGAAGGTGTTATTAAAGGAAATGACATTTATTATATTACAAAAGAAATTGAACGTAAGTACAAAAACGCATACTAAATGGAATGTAAAGGGCTCATAGTACAAGAGGAAGCAGGAAGTGGTGGATACAGTAAATTACTATATCAGTTTAAAGATATTACAGAGCAA